CCGAGGAGGTAGTCGATCAGCGGCAATCTTGGCTCCTAATTTGGCACCTTCCGTTTCTTGCTTCAGTTCGGTTTCGCCAATCTTGGCTCCGATCTGAGCACCCGCAATCTCTTCCTGAGATTGAATTCGCATACGCTCCCGTTCGTCGGTGAGGCGCATGTTTTCTGCCTTGAGGGTGGCGTCGATTCGGTCTTTCTGGGCCTTTCTTTGAACCTCCGCCTCTTTGATGGCAACCTCTTTTTGCTGCATCTGCACAACAGGATCTTGTTGCAAGGCTTGGTTTTGCATCATCTGGGCCTCGGCCTGATCCTTTTGGAGAAGTTTTTCTGCCGCCTTTGCAACGGCACGGGACAACTCGACCTCGATGTCCTCTGGGAGTTCTTCGTCCTGCGGGGGAAGAGGAACACCCATCATCTTTTCTATCTCAATGCGGTATTGAAAGGCGACGTGTTCGGCAATGTGCGCCATGAGCGCACCTTGAATGGCACCCGCATTGGGACTCTGACCAATGATCTTTTGGATCTTTGGATCTTGAGCCGCCATGGAGTGGACTTGGATATGCGCTGTGTGGTCCTGATACAGGAACGCCTTTGCCGGTTGACCGGTCATGATGTCCATGTTCTCAGACACAGGATCTTTGGGTTTGAAGTCATCCTCAGACGGGAGAATCTTGTCCACATTACGGATTCCCAAGACCTCCAGCATCTGGCGGTGTAACTGGCCCAAGTCGTATAACTGGGGCGCACTTTGAGCCAACTGGAGGGCGGCTTGGTACTGAACCACCCTCTGAGCCATCGTTGAGGCATTTGGATCTGATACCGGGATGATCTCCGTGGTGTCGTAGTCTGCCTTCTTGGCCCGTTGGGGACCGTCTACCTCGTACAGGTAGGTATTGGGCGTGTAGTCCCTGACCAGTCCGGCGATGAGTTTAAACTCACTCTTCATGGCTGCGTGGACCCGAGCCTGCACGGCGCTCATAACCTTCAGCGCTCTTTCCAGAATCGCCAAAGTCGTTCCCACAGGGGCTTGGTTGGACATATCCCCAACCTTTAAGTCTGCAACGGATGCGAACTTACGGCCCTCAGTGACGATGGTTCCCAAAAGTTCGTACAGGGTACGGCTGGGTTCTTTGTACGGCAGGGGGACGATGGAGTCCTTGATGGTCAAGCCAGTGACGTCTACGTCCCGCCATTCGCCCGGAGCGATGGGGGTGTCGTCGCCCTTGACCCTTAGATCTTTGGATTTAAACCCGCCGGGGAGGTTTGAGAGGGTTCCTGCATCGACCAACTGGCGCAGGATGGATGTGGCTGACTTTGCAAATCCACCTACCAGATGGATGAGACCGAACCCGTAGAAGCCGAATCCGGGGATGTAGGTGTAGTGGGTGAAGTGAAGCCTTTTCTCTTTGGCAGGGTCGTCCTCCAAATAGTTCCGTCGGATTGCCAAAACTTCTCCCGTCGAGGTCAAAGTAATGACGTAAGGCAAAGCAATACCGTCCGGATCTTCGTAGCCGGGGAGGTCATAGTCGATATGGACCTCATAAATCATGTACCGGTCGTCTTCCGAGTAGGTCATTCCGGACTCTTCGTCCTTCTTTTCCTGCAACTCGTTGATCTCTCGGGTGGGTTCTGAGACTTCAATGTCCCGATAAAAGCCGGAAACCTGAAGTTTTCTCAACTGGTTCGGGGTTTTCCGCATCCGGTGGGTGATTCTGGGGGCGGAAATCATGTCCGAAGCGCCGTAGGGGACAATAATGTCTTCTGCCGGTACGAACATTGCCATCGGACGGCCTAAAACGGGGTCAAAGTAGACCTTTTTGAAGGCAGATCCTGCGATTGGAAGAGACCAGAGGAGTCTTTCATGCTCGGAGCGGTACTCAACCATTTTTTCCGTCAGTTCGTAGTTCATGTCCTCCCGAACACGAGCGGCGGCGTCTTCTTTTTCCCTTGTGACCTTGCCGATGATCTTGGTCTTTACAGGACCGGCTGGGGGGAAGGTCTCAATAATCGTCTCGGATTGGAACTTGACGACCGACTCGGACAGGATTGGGTGGTAAACACCGCAGGCTCCTTCCCATGGTTCGGTCCTTTCTTCTAATCTCAAGCCCAAGAGTTCCAGACCTTCGACGTAAGTCCGCTCCCAGTCCTTGCGGGAGTTTTTGTCGATCCGGATCATGTCCAGAATGTCGTCTGCCAGTAACTGTAAATCTCCCTCCGGCATTTCCTCAGCCAGATTGGCGTCAAAATTTGAACTGCCGATTTCAACTTCAACAACAGGCTCTTCGTCGTCAACCTGTTCAATTTCAATGTCCACCTCGATTCCTCCTTCGGGGAGGCTGGTGGGCAGTGCGTATAGGGATTTCTCGATAGCCATGTGGTGTCCTAGTAATACGCCGCTTTGCGGGGTATGAACTGCCTGTCCTCTTCATCCGTCGAGAGTTGGATAAACCCGCCCTGACGGAACCTTAGTAGTGCTTGACTGGTGGAATCCACCAAGTCGTCATGATCCCCGTTCGGAAAAGAGGCGACCTCTTCAACCAATTCATCGGCCCATTTCGTCTCTGGTCTCCAAACCATCCCGGACGCAAATAAATCCGAAATAGCGTTTACACGAGCTATCTTATCCGACCCTTTGCTGGGTGTGTACTCCGAAATAGGAATCCCCATCCGCCGCAGTTCATAGATCAAGGGAGCGCCAGCCGCTTTTTTCTCAACCAGAAGGGTGTCTGGTTGCCATTCCTTCCATAGGTCATAGGCGGTCCTTTTGAGTTCTGGGAACTCCATGCGCTCTTTAAATGCATCTAGAACGACAATGTTAGCGACCTCCATGCCGTCTACTTCCCGGTAAAAGACGCCCCAAGTCGTGCAGGCAGAGTAGTCGGAACGGTTGCTTTTCTCGAATGCGGTGTCCCAAGACTGGATGATGTAATCGACTTGAGGCGGTCTTTCGCCCTCCCATGTCTGCCACATCTCCCGTTTAATAATGGCGCCTTCTTCCGAGGTCGGGTTCTGCTGGTACTGGGCCTCCCATTTACTAACCGGCAGTTCCAACTTAATGGACTCCAGTTCTTCCTTTTTCCAGAACTCGGGCCACAAAGGCTTTCCCGAAGGCATCAAGGCCGGTAGTTCAATGACTTCCCATTCGTCCGAATCCTTTTTTGCGGCGGACTGAATAATCTGGCCCGTTAGGTCTCTTTTACTCCATCGGGTCATAACGATGACAATAGACCCACCCGGCTGTAAACGCTGCCGGGGGCCGGAGGAATACCACTCAAAGACACGGTCATAGACCATTGGGCTTCCCATCATGGCCTCTTGTTCTGAGTGGGGGTCGTCAATAATGAGAATGTCGGCACCTTTACCGGTTACGGCACCGCCGACACCGATAGCGAAGTAGTCTCCGCCTTTGTCTGTATTCCAACGTCCCGCAGCCTTTGAATCCAAGGATAGTTTGGTCTTGAAGACGTTCTGGTAATCCGGACTTCCGACCAGATTTCGGACCTTTCGTCCAAAGCCCACTGCAAGTTCCGCTGTGTGGGCGGTCTGAATGACCTTCTTTTCTGGAAAAAGGCCGAGATACCAAGACGGGAACAGATAGGAGGCAAACTCAGACTTGGTGTGCCGGGGCGGCATATTGATAATCAGACGCTTCAATTCGCCTTTTGCTACCCGCTCGAAGGCCTCTGCCATGATCTGATGATGTTTTCCGGGAATGAAGGCAGACCACATCTCCCGCACGAACGGCATGAAATTCTGCCGACACCGTTCCTGCTTGTCCCTCTTCAACAACCTCCAGATTTTTTCAACCTCGGGGGAATCGGACGGCAACTGCTCCACAAGGACCATATAGTCCTTAACTTCTTCCCGAGTCAAAAGATCACTCATTTGACCTCGATTGCCCTAAATCCAGTCCCAACCCTCAAAAGCCCCAACCTCTTAAGACGGTGAACAATCCTATGGATGTTGGACCTCGACCTCATTCCCAGACCTTCGGCAATGTTCTGCAAGGTTGGAGAAACCTTCTTCTCCTCCATGTAGATCTTGATGAACCTTAAGACCGTCTCCTGCCTATTTGTCATATACCCTCCATTCCAATCAGTTTAAACACGAACACTTGTTCTTGCAAGTGCCCTGCGGAGGGGGCTACAGAAACTACAAAAACACCTTTCTCATGCGATTTAGCCGTTTCTGTTGTTTTTGTAGCCCCACTCACGTCACTGTATTTTTTTACATATACCCCCCCGGTATCACGCACATCTTTCCGAAGGGGGTCATTGTTTAAATTTACAGTGCTGGAAAGGGCAGGCAAAAATGAAGAGGGGGTAGGGTGCGAACAATTGTTTAAACGATTGGGTCGGATGTGTGGAATACAGTGTATAGGTGTGCGGGTACCCGTCAGCGCCGCAGGGGGGATGGGGGCCGGTGGGGGCTGGGGCCATCGGTCGTGACAGACGGGGCCATGACGTGACGTGTTAGGCACTGCGTTTCCTTATGGGATCTACGTTCTCAAGCAATGACAGATGCCCTTGCAGTTCTCTCTTTAACTGCTCGGTGCTTATCTCTTCCACCTTCTGCTCGATCTTATCGGTGAACATGCCGACTGCACGGCCCATGAGTTCAAGTGCTTTGAGCCTTGCCGAGATGTTGTGCTTGGTGTCTCCGCAATGTTTAAACAATTGCTCCATAACGTGCCTTCGAGTGGCAACAGCGTCCGCAACGATGGTTTCTTTGACTGCATCAAAAACAGACCCCATTAATG